TGTTGATATACAAATCCATCAAATCCACCATGTATAACAGTTGTACCACTTGTATCTGTAAAGGTAGATGTTGATGAGGGTTTTATTCCTTTTAACTTGGCAAACTCAAATGTTTGTCCTCTCAAAGAACATATAGCTCCCTCTGTCAAAGTTTCTAATATATTAGCCTTAGAAAAGAAAACTCTATATTGAGTTTTGTTTGGTATAACTATAGAAGTAAAACTTGTTGCAGTAGCTATATTACTATTAAAAAGAGGTTGCACACTTGCACTTATAGTTCCTAATTCAACGTCACCAATTCTTGCAGTACCTGCAACTGTACGTAATCCATCAGGTGCTAAAAATATTAAATCACCTGCAAATTCCTGTATAGTCTGTCCGTTTACACAACCTATATCTCTTGTAACAGGGGTAATAGCAAAATCAGAAAGTGAGCTTCCTGACAATTTAAATATTCTATTTTCACAAAATACAAATAAATCTTGTCGGAAAACTTTAAGACCTACTATAGTATCATCAACTTTTATGCTACCTGCACCACTACCTGTTGCAAAGTTATCTTCATCAAAAGGTACGCTAAATACAATCTCTTGTGGTGTGCTAGACATACCTGCATAAAACATATGTTCTTTAAATGCTTTAACAAACTTTGCACCTGTTACTGCAGTGCTTACCTCACCACTTCCTGCAGAAGATACATCTGTTGCACTAAACGATGTATTAAAAACTGTTGGTGCGTTATTACCATCTGCAACTATAAATGCCTCACCCGGTTGCATAGCAAACGTTGATTTATTTAAAACTAAGCCACCCTGTAGTGGAAAGTTTACAGGTTGTACTTGAGAAGAGTCAGGCATTTACGTAACCCTTACGCTTAAATCTGCACTACTTGTATATCCTATTTTAGGTATAAATGTAGACCTCACATATTCAAATCTATTTACTAATAGTGTTTGCATATTTTTTATACCTTGTTCAAACCTTGCAAAGTTTAATTGATATTGATTTGTTTCACCTCTGTACTGATAAACAAAAGCAGTAGCACCATCTATTATTACTGCTGCAAATCTATCAGGTATAGTTGTTGTATCTGTTGACGCAGACATATCTGTTGGAAAAGAAAAGAAATCGTATTTTAAACTAAATCCTTTTGTAGGAAAAGGATAAAGTAAAAAATTATTATCAGGAGTTCTTGCTACATATTGTGGTACACCCCCTTGCTCAAACTGTGCAACTTGCGTATCGTCACTATGAGCAGAAGCAGTAGTATCATTAGCACCTCTAGTAGCACCTGTAAATGTGGTACTAGATGTTCCTGTATATGTTATCTGTTCATTACCTATAAATATAGTACCTGTGGAATCAAAGCCTGTTGTGCTATTAACTGTAATAGTTGTAGCAGAATCTGTTAAAGACCCATCTAAGTTTGTTGTTGTTATCTCATCCTCTTGTGTAATATAACTATTTATATAATCATTATATTGTATAATAAATAATCTTCCACCACTTGAACCTAAGTCTGAATCTTTTACTAATCTAAATGTATTATAGTCTACTGTTTTTGCAGTTGTAGGTATTGAATATCTTACTGTTCCCGGAACTAATGTTTCTGTTTTTGTGGAGTGGTTAAAAGGGTATTGAAATTCTTTTTGATTAATATATCTTACAGATTCATTAATTGCATTTTGTGCTTGAACCTGTATTCCTCTGGCAGTAGAAAAAGAAGTAGAAGTTAATTGTACTTCATTTAATCTTGCTAACACTTTATTTGTCAAAGTTAAAAAAGTTTCTGCCATTTATAATTCCTAAGTGTAAAGAGGAGCAAGTTGCCCTGCTCCCCTAAATAATTATGCTAACTGGTCTCTATCGACTTCATCAGCCTTATCATCTAAGCCATGTCCTGATAAATCAATGACAGTGGCATACATTCTAAGTCTGCCTGTAGCTGGAGCAGCACCTGCAATCTTAGCATCAATAGTATCTGTAGTAGTTACAAATTGAGTGTAAGTTGAAGCTGCACTTCCTACAACAGTGTTAGTTTGACCATTAGTTCCTGCTGCACAAAAACCTGTGGAGGTTATATCTGCACCATCAATAATGTCATCACCTGCTGCGAAGTCCATATCTAATGTACAACTAGAAGTGAATGCTTTCATAACTTCAGCACCTGCATTTAATACGAGTGTATTAGCAGGAATCTCAAGCACCTGAAATATATCACCATCGGAAAAACTATTTCCCTTTGCCACTAAAGCATCTATATCTAAGTATGCCTCAATGTTTCTCATAACATTAGAGTGTCCTTTTATTGAAGGTAAAACTGCTATAGAGTTACTTTCAATACCAGTAGTATCTTTTGAAGTTAAGTCAAAAGTTGCCATTTAAACCTCCCTTATGCTACGTTGTACTTAGCAGTTACGATTGCTTCAGGTCGAAGAATCTTTCTGCCATACATATGCATACCACGAACAATATCAGCGAAAGAGTCAGGGTCTCTGTATGTCTCTGTCTTATTGATTTGCTCTGCAGTAGCTACTGCTGAACTATGTCCTGCAACGATAACTCCAAAGTTAGAGTTTTGGTTTGCTGAACCTGTAGTTCCCGGTCCTGTTCCAACTGCAGGTAAGTTATTTGACATATAGATATCAAATCCGTGTATCTTTCCTACAGATAGACCAGTTCTTAATCCACCTGACTCACCGAAGTCACCATTTAAAAGTCTTGAATCTTCATCTTTTAGGACTTCAATGAAAGTTGGATGTAAGACTAACCATCTTCCATCAGTGTCTACAAACTGTGTATCTAACAATCTGCCCATTCTAGCAATCACCTGTAAAGGAGTTGCAGTAGCAGTTGCTTGAGCAGTTGCACCACCCATTCTTGGAGCTAACGGAATTGAGTGGTCTCCTGCACTACTTGTAGTAATGTTTCCGAAGTCACCCTTCTTTAGCTTCATGCTTGTCAACAATTCGTCTGAACCTGCAGTTGATACTGCTTTAGTTCCGTTAACTGTTGAGTTAGCTGAACTTGCTACAGCATTATTAGATGCCTGTGCAAATCCTGACAAATAACCAAGTACGTCTTGGTCATAGTTATCTTTCAGTCTGTAACCTGCTCTGTCACTTGCTAGTTGAGAGAAGTTTACGTGACTGTGAGCCTCTTCAATATCGTCTATCTTGAAAGCAAAATAGTTTGCTTTGTCAATAGTCAATGTGAAGTCCTCATCATCAAGGTCTTGAGGCTGAACGTTTGCACCTCTAGCATATTCCTTGACAGTGATTTCTGGCTCTTTTATTATTTTTACGGAATCACCCATGTTGGC